ATTTTTGGGGATCAGTATTCCTTCTGCGCTCGAAAGTTGATCATAAATTTAAAAATGTCATTTCTAAAGAAGAAGTGATCGGATTCAAGCCTACTCGGAAGAAAAACGAGATGACCGGCAAAGTAGAGTACGAACACGAACCTATAATGAAGAAACGCAAACAGCTTGCTTGTCAGCTTATTGATATTTCGTTCCCCACTTCTGAAATGATCGATTTTGAAGGACGGGCGAAAGGTCTGCTCGGAGTCAAGCATGGTCCTATTAGTGAAACTCTTGGTGTGTCGAATGAAGACATAGCAAGACGGATGGGATTCGGTGGATATCCCCGTTTACGATTGCGGAAAGCTACCGAGGATTACTACTTGCCGAAATTACTGTATGGAGCCGACGCGGAACAGTTGCAAGAAAAGATTGAAGGGGAAAAACCGAAGGCTAAAAATAATAACCCTAAACAGGAGCAAGAATGATGAAAAAGGAGGTTAAAAAGGAGCAACTGCCGAAAGGTGCGCTACGTTTTGTTGAGTACGGCGAGAATTGTTGTGCTTTTGCCGAACAAGAAGAAGGTAAAACCCCGAAACTCAACATGACTGCTTACTCAGGCAAAGTGATCAAAGGTCATTGGTATTGGGGGGATCTCGTTTTCAGTCTTGATGGAATAAAAATGGCTGCTCCGAAAATCCCCGTTCTTGAGGAACATTATACCGATGCACGGATTGGATTCACTTCTCGTTTGATTAAGAGCAACGAAGAAGGTCTAAGAGTAGACCCTGAAAAAACGAAGTTCTTAGAAAACGATGTTGCCAACAAGTTCATCAAAGATTCGAGTGAAGGGTTTCCTTTTCAATCTTCGGTGTATATCAAACCAATCGACATTCAGCGTCTGGGCCCGAAAGAAAGTATGGAAGTAAACGGTTTCACGTTCAAAGGACCGGGAACTGTATTCCTCAAGTCTGAAATAAAAGAAGTCTCTGTTTGTGTATTCGGTTGGGACAGTAAGACCACGTCTTCCGCTTTCTCCCGAAAAGAGACTGAGGAAATTCAATATTTAAGTAGAGGAGGTGATGTTGAAACTATTGAAGAGAAAGTGGAAACAACTGAACCTGAATCCAGAAAGGAGGTGAAAACCAAAATGGATCTGAAAGAACTGAAGGAAAAACATCCTGAATTGGTCGAACAACTGAAACTCGAAACTCTTGAGGAAGCTCAGGAGCAGTTCAAGAAACAAGAATCTGAGTGGGAAGTGAAATTCAACAAGGTGCAGGAAGAGATGAACAAGCTTTCTGATCGCCTTGCTTCGAGTGATAAGGAAATCACTATTTCCCGCGAAGAGGCCAACCAGGAAAAGGCTGATCGTATCTACGCCGAGATGCTGGGGGATTCCCGCGTACCGGATCGCTTCCATGAGAAAGTCAAAAACATGGTGCGGTTTGATCGGTTTGTTGAGAAAGATTCCAACAAGCTTGTCGTAGATAAGTTCAAGGAAGCTCTTGAAGCTGAGATCAAAGACTGGGAAGATCGCGGTGTCACTACCGAAGTGATGGGGATGGGCACCAGCAATCGTGAAGAAGGAGAAGACTCCCAGAATGGTGCGAAGCTGAAAGAAGAAAACGAAACCAACGTAAACGCCCTGCTTAAAGCAGTCGGCCAGAAAGTCGAATAACTCATTTTCATCTGAAAGGAGGTGAAATCATATGTCCGGTGATATTCCGTATGTCCAGTATGGAGCGCAAGAAGACCTTCGTTCTCTTTATTACTCCGATCCGATGGCGGCTTTGAAAGTGCCTGTCACTTTGAAAGCCGGTTATGGGGTTTTGTCTAAGGGTGCGGCTCTTGCTCTTGATTTATCCGCAGGTAGTTCGGGCTTGCTTGTTCCTTACAGTCCGACCACATTTGCGGCATCTGCTTCCGAGTATATTACAGGTCGTGCTTATCTTGTAGCTGATGTTGGTGCCTCTGCCAATGTTATTTATGTCGGCAAGGATGATGGCTACAAGTTTGCTGTTGGTGATGATCTTATCATCAATGACAATGCAACTGCGGCTGAAAACCTCGGAGCAATCACGGCAATTGATACCACCACGTATAGTCACATGACAAAAATTACGGTTACTACTAACACAAGTGGGACTTTCGAGACTTCTGCTTATGGTTATGTGATTGTCGAGGCGGGTACTGCTGGTAATAACTATTCGGATTGTGTTGGCATTCTTGAGAAATCCGTTGATACAGGCGTAGGGTCTAAGGCAAAAGGCGCTGTGGCGACTATGATCCTTGGGAACTGTGTTCTGTACGAAGGTGTTCTTCTCAACATGGATGCTGCTGCGAAAACCGATATTAGCGCGGCCTCTTTTGGCCAGTACCTGTACATCAGGTAAATCTAAATAGAAAGGGGGTGAAAACATTATGCGTGGAACTTCTGATATACCTTTATTGCGCCATGAAGTTTTGCAAGAATTTGTAGAAAAGTATAAGGCTCCTCCGAGTCTTATTTTGAATAACATGTTCCCCAGCCGAAATGCTGAGTCTTCCACGATCAAATGGGAGAGTCAACGTGGAGGTCGCGGTATGACTCCGTTTGTGCCGCCTGGAGCCCCTGCTCCTGTTTCCGCAGGATATGGGGTGGCACAGCACAGCGCCGAAGCTGCGTACTGGAAAGAAAAACGCTATTTTGATGAGGAAGTCCTCAACAATCTGCGGAAACCAGGAACAGACGCACGGCATTGGCGTGCTGCTGAAATCGTTGCTGAAAATCTGGCAGATATCATGAACCGTTCCGCTCGTAGGAAAGAGTGGATGTTCTGTCAGATGCTTTTTAATGGCTCTTTCACTTATCAGATCAAAGGCGGCTATCAAGTTACTGTTGATTACAAAGTACCTTCTGATCATCAGGTTACACTTGCTTCTGCTTACAACTGGGATAGTGGAGGAAGCAAAAACATTCTCAGCGACATCAAGAATGCCAAGTTGAAAATTGCCGAAGCCTGTGGGGGAAAGATCGACTACATGTTTATCAACTCCAAAGGTCTTAATGTTCTAGGCAATGATACAACCATCCGTCAGCTCCTGCAAAAAAGTTATTACGGGGATGGTTCGTATATGGCAAGTGCAGGCATCAACGATCTGGCTTTAGTCAATGCCGATGTGCTTACTTCTTTGTTTGGTATCAAAAACATCGTGATCTACGATGAAATGTACGAAGCAAAGGCCTGGTTGACTGCTGCTGTAACGGGTGGATCGACTACATGGCTTTCGGTAAGCGATGCTTCTGATTTCGAGGCAAACGAGAAAATCTGGCTGTATGATGCTTCGGAAGCAGATGATAATTACGAAACTCGCATTATCTTTTCCGTTGATAAGGCGAACAACCGCATTCAGATCGAATACCCTCCGACCAATTCTTACAAGGCCGGGGAAGACTTCGTTATGATGCAGAAGTACTTTGTCCCGAATGACAAAGTTGCGTTTATGGCTTCGTCTGTTGAAGGCAAGCCCGTTGCGCGTTATTACAATGCTCCGTTTGGTCTTGGTCGTCATTATGGCCGCTATACGGATAAGAAAGATGAGTGGGATCCTGAGGGAACCTGGATTCGTGTTCAGGACAAAGGTCTGCCTGTAATGTTGAATCGTGATGCGGTGTACACCATCGATTTCATGACTACAGCGGAACAGAGCATCACCACAACTAGCACGACTACCACGACCAGCAGCACCACTACTACTACTGCCTAATTCGCGGTAGTTTGAACGACAAACTTGGAGGACAATCGATATGACTATCGAAGAGGTTGAAGTTAAAAAAACTCTAATGTGTGGAAGCAATGTTTATTCAATTGGGAAATATGGCGGGAAGAATCGAAAGCCAATAACCCAGGATTTGATTGCAGAAGCACGGTCGGGTTCAGGAATCGTCAAGATTTTACATGAGTCGATTCCTGAACCTCCTCCAGTTATCAAGACCCCTAAAGGAATTGGTACTTCAACATCTGCGGTTGGGACAGTTTCGGGGGGAGAAGATGACGTTATCGACAGGGAGAAATTGAAAAAAACAACTCAGCCGCCAAAGCCGAGTGAACCGCCTGTAAAGGCACCGAGAAAGAAGAAACCGAAGATTAAATTGCGAGGCAAGAAATGACGAAAACAGAGTTATCGATTATCCTTCAACAACGTCTTCGCCAGATTTCGGATTATATTGTACCTGAAGATGTAACGGAAGCGATAGAAGATGCTGAAAGAGAAACGGGGTGGTCTTTGCCCGTTTCGGGATCTTTTAAAGAGTTCTGGATGATTAATCGATCTAAACGTCATATCTACGAAATTCTTCGGACTGGAAATGCTAACAAGTTTAAAGTTGAAGGGATTAACCTCCAGCATCGTTTTGACCATTTTCATAAGCTCATTCAAGAGATGGATGAGAAGTTTGAGGCGGCAGTAAAGGACAATCCAGCGGAGTTCGCTGGAGTAGATACGTTCAAAATGTTCGGCACGAAAGTGGATGCCGGTTTTGCGTATGACGAACACGGAAAGGATGTAACTTACGGAACAGACAATGTTGTAGTATTTACCCCAAAAGAGACTGACTGATGAGTATTGGTCCAGACATAAAAAGTACTCTTGAAGAAGTAGGATCTTCTTATACTATTCTTAGGGATAGTGGGAATATCACAGGAGAGTACACTTGGACGAAAGCGAATGCTCAAGTAACAAAACCATTCATTCGAGAGTTCTTTTTAGAAGGGTGGTTTTCTTACGATACGGAAGCAGTTGTTGGGGATATAGTAGAAATGAATATTTCGGGGAAAAAATTTTTGGTGATGAATAAAACCCCTGATATGTTAGAAAATCAAATCTACCGTTACTCGGTAGTGCTTTACATGTGCAATATTGTTGCTGATGTGTTGCGCCCGACTGATCAAGAACCTGATGATCGGTGGAGGGTTACAACGCTATGGAGCACTATTGCATCGCAAATAAACTGCCTCATTACAACTCCTCTATACGGACACGAATTGACGCGGGAAGATGAGATAGGTCTTTTAGGAATTTCAGTCTATGAGATGTATGCTGCCACTTCCCTTGGAATTATAGCTTTAGATCGCATCCGTATCTCTTCAAATCAGTATTATAAGGTCGAAACGGTCAAGCCGTGGAGGTATGAAGGTGTAGATGTTTTTGAACTTCGTGAAGATACACGCGGAACAGAAACTACTACGTCTACGACAACCACTACCACGACGACGACTGTATGATTAAAGTATCGATTGAACTAGATAAAAGAGACCTGACTAAGATCTTTTCAGCAACGAACAAAGTAGTGAACACCGTTCATATTGCTGCAAAAAGACTCCCTTATCGTATGGCTATCGAATACGCGGAGATGCTGCGAAGAAGCATCTCGTCAGGAACAACACCGACATACCCTCCGTATCATCCTAAGTACGCTGAGTACAAATCAACAATAGTAGGGCATCTCAAACCTTGGCAGCTATTCGGGGATGTGCTTGCAAATATTTCTGTCTTCAAGCATGGGGACGGATTTATGGGAGGCATCCCGGCGGGAAGGTGGGATAAAGGTGAAAAAGGGTGGTATGGTACGGGGAA